TAGACGCACAAAAACAAGAAGCTATTGGACAAAACGAAATTGCAAAAGAAATAGAACGAGGAAATCAAGATAGGCTTACTGAACAAGTAAAAGGAGAACAAGACCGAGAATTGCAATACATTATAAATGCAGGAGCGACCCAAAAACTTGAAAAGCTAGACCAAGATAAAAAAGACAATTTAGCTATCCAAGCAACTCAAAAAAGCAGAATTGACGACCAAAAAGCAAAAGGCAAAGACCCTATTGATTTCCAAGCCGAAAAAGAAGAAAACGAAATATTTCAACTAGAACAATAATAAAACTAGGTTTCTGATACATTTTAGGAACAGAGGATATAGGGGTTATTCTATAAATCGTTTTGACAAAGCAATGAACAAGCTTACTCAAACTGAAAAAGATTTGGGAGGAGTTCCAAGTTCAGGAGCAGATATTATTACGCAACATTGGACAGAAATAGAAAGTTACATTGATAAATATGTTGGTTATTATGTTCAAGGACAAAATACTTTTGCTACACGAAATGAAGGAGAAATTGGAAGTATGCCGTTTGATAGAACTTTACGTGACTGGGCGAAGTTTGATGTTTCAAAAAGAACTAACTTTGATGCGACAATAGCTTCTGGTTATGCGATAATGGCTGTAAACAGAAAACCATATTTAGCACCATCAGGACCCAAAAAAGCAGTAGCGATAAAATTTGAAACATATAATTAGTTATGACAGACACTAAAGAATTTAGAATATCACAAAATATAAAGCCACCAAGCCAAACGGATAGTTTTGTAACTAAATCCAGTCCTGAATTTGGGAAAGCCGTTGGCGATATGATTATGTCCGAATGGTTTTATAGAGGACAAAATGGTACTTGTAGATTTTACACAAACCGAAATACTTTTTATGAGCGTAGGATTTATGCCAACGGACTTGTAGATATGACTAAATATTATCCTAAATTGGGTACGAATGGAGATGTTTCGCTTTTGAATTTAAGCAAAAAGTCACTTTCTACAATGCCTAAAATCGTGGATTTGGTTGTAAACGGAATGGTAAATAGACCATATACCATTGTTGCCAAAGCTATTGACCCAACTTCTCAAGAAGAGAAAAGGGCATACGTACGAAAAATAGAAAATGAAAGAAACGCAATTCCTATTACTCAAAAAATAATGGCAGAAACAGGTATTGATGTTTCCGAAATGCCAATAGATGAAATCCCTCAAACACAAGAGGAGTTGGATATTCACGTTCAAATGAATTGGAAGCCATCAAATTGTCTTTCAAATCAATTGGCTATCGTTGCCGTAATGGAAGAAAACGAATACAATACCGTAATTGACCGTCAAATAAAAAGAGATTTGGTTGTAGATGGTATTGGGTGTAATAGAACAAGATTAAACCCATCAAAAGGTATTGTAATCAACAGAATAGACGGGGCTGATTTGGTTTACTCACAAACCAAAGACCCTTATTTCAGAGATTGTTCGTATAAAGGACACGTTGAATCTGTTTTATTGAGCAGTATTTTTGTTGAATATCCTGAATTACTAACTGCGGATAATGGCGAAATTAAAAAAGAAATTGAGCAATCAGGAAGAACTTGGGGTAACTACCAAGCACTTTCTTCGGACGATACGTTAAAAGGAACTGCCAATCTACTTAATTTCACTTATAAAACTTTTAGAGAAAGAGCGACTAAAGTAAAAAAGAAAACCAATGGCGAAACAATAATCGACAAAGCGGACGAATTTTTCGACCCAAGCAAACAGAATAAAAAAGACAAATACATTAGAAATTCTATTGTAGAGGAAGTTTTGTTTGAGGGAGTAATGGTTCTTGGAACAAATATTTTGTTGAAATGGGAATTGTCAAAATCTATGACAAGACCAAAATCAAATAACAGAAAGGTTTGCGAACAATATCACATCGTAGCACCTAACTTTCAAGATGGAATTATTTCAAGTTTAGTAGGACGAATGATGCCTATTGAAGATAAAAGAAATATTACTGAATTAAAAGCAGAGCAAATAATTCAAGGAATTACTCCTGATGGTATTGCTATTGATGTAGATGCGTTAGCCGAAATAGATTTGGGCGATGGCAAGAAACAAACCGTTCAGCAATCGTTAAATATGTATCTTATGAAAGGTAGTTACTTGTATCGTTCTTCTACAATAGGAGGCGAATACAATAACGCTCAAAAACCTTTTCAAGAAATTCAAACAGGAGATAGTATCAACAAACTTACTGCATTAAGAAACGAAAACAACGTTTATTTAGAACAATTAACCGATGTAGTAGGATTAAACAAAGCTAGTGACGCTTCTAATCCTGACAGAGATAGTTTGGTAGGAGTTCAAAAAATAGCTGCTTACAATTCAAATTTAGCTACAAGACATATTTTAGATGGAGCAGGACATTTGGTAAAAAAATCAGCTGAAACCGTAAGTTATTCAATATCGGATATTCTAAAATACTACCCAAGTCTTCGAGAAGATTTAATCCAAAAAATAGGAGCCAATGCTGTTGATGATTTGGATGTAGTTAGAGATTTGCATTTAAGCGATTTTGCCATTTTCTTTCAATTAGAAATGGACGATGAAGAAAGAGCCGAATTGAATGCTGATATGAGTATGGCAGTTGAAAAAGGATATATTGGATTAGAAGACAAATACGAAATACGAGATATTAAAGTATTGAAACTTGCTATCCAATACTTGAAAGTACTTATTAAAAAACGTGCAAAAGTCAAAGAACAAGAAGAGGCAAACAAATTCAAAATACAAGCAGATGAAAATATTAGAGCTGCACAAGAATCTGAAAAAGCGAAACAAGCTACTGCTCAACTTCAAGGACAATTAGACGCACAAAAACAAGAAGCTATTGGACAAAACGAAATTGCAAAAGAAATAGAACGAGGAAATCAAGATAGGCTTACTGAACAAGTAAAAGGAGAACAAGACCGAGAATTGCAATACATCATAAATGCAGGAGCGACCCAAAAACTTGAAAAGCTAGACCAAGACAAAAAAGACAATTTGGCTATCCAAGCAACTCAAAAAAGCAGAATTGACGACCAAAAAGCAAAAGGTAAAGACCCTATTGACTTCCAAGCCGAAAAAGAAGAAAACGAAATATTTCAACTAGAAGAATAATAACCTTAAAAACAAACAAAATGCCAGAAATTAAAAAAACATTGATAAAGGTTCCAAAGAGAATCTTATCCGAAGCAGAAATTAAAACAGCAGAAGGGAATAAAGTAAATGTTGTAAAATCAAAATCCGCAAATAATGATATTCCTAGAGCAAAAGGCAAAATTGCAAACATCCAAACCGGAGTAAGCTCAAAAGGAACTAAAGGAGAATGGGGGCATAGAGTGCATTTTGCTGATGGAACTCACGAAGACGTAACGGATTCGGGATTGCAGTCATTATCAAGAACAGTAGAATATCAAGATTACAGAAAGGATCTTGCTTCAAAAAAACAGTAAAATTGACAAAATAAGTAATAAATAAACGACAACAAACGTTTGTAAACGTTTATTTATTACTTTTGTTTTAAATAAATCAAACTAAATCAAATCAAAATGGACCCAGAAGAAGGAAAAGTAGAAAATGACGCTTCTAATCAACAAGAAGAAGTAGTTGTTCCTGAAATAATAGTTACGCCAGAGCCTAATGGTTCTAGTCCTATCGAAGAAGTTTCTACACAAGAAGAAGTTGTAGATAATAAGGGTATTGAAGCAGAAAGTTTTGTAGATATACCTTTAAAAGATTTAATTCCAGGAGAAAAAACAGATGAAGACGAAGAAGAATATCTTTATGTAGAGCCAAACGATGAAATTCTGTTAAAGCTACTAAAAGACAAAAAAGGTGTTGAAGCAGATAGTTTAGACGCTGTTTTAACTCCAAAAGAACAAAAGAAATATGCTCCTGAAATGGAGAAGTTTAATGAGTTCATTGAAAAAACAGGAAACAAGAACTACAATGATTTCTTGGAAACCCAAAAAGATTGGAGCCAAGAAAGTAATGAAAATGTTCTGAAAAGTTACATAAAATTATCCAATCCGGATTTATCTGAAAAAGAGGTAAATTATAAGTTCAACAAGCTGTACAATACAGAAGGACTTGACGAAGAGGATGATGAAGACGAGATTACCGAAAAAGGTATTAACGTAAAAACAGATTTAGTCAAAGCAAATGATTTTCTATCTAAACGTAAAGAGGAGTTTAGTTCGGCTGGAGGTTCCGATGAACACATTCCGCTAGAGTATAGAGAAGCAAAACAGAGCTTGAATGAATACAAAGAGCAAGAAGAATCTTTTAACAAAGATTGGGATTTCAAAAGAAACGATTTTGTTTCTAAAACAGATTCAGCATTCAAAGAGTTGAGCAATGAAGGTTTCAGGATGCAACTAGGTAATGAAGAATTAGGTTTTGAGGATTTTGTCATTAAACCCGACAATATCAATGAAATAAAAGAGTATCAATTAGATTCAACCAATCGGACAAATGAATTTTTTGATCCAAAAACAGGAGAACTTTTAAAGCCAAAAGAGTACCACTTGAGTGAGTATATGGCTAAAAACTGGAAAGAGGTAATTAACAAAGTATTTGAAAGAGGAAGAGCCAAAGAGCAAGAGATTCAAGATAAGCTTTCTAAAAACATCCAACCAGACAATATTCAAAGAGCACCTTCTGCTGGAGAATCAGTAATTTCTTGGAGTAAAGCATAAACTTCTTGTGTAAAAAAAGTTTAATAACTAATTAACACAAAAAAAACAAAATGGGAGCAATAGCCGCATCACCAGCAGTAAGATACACGCCAAGCGCAACAAAAATTCCTACTGCACAGAATTATTTAGATTTAACAGATATTACCTATTTTATGCACCAGTTGCCTGATTTAGATAAGACTCTTCACGAAAGATACGGAAGTCAAATGATTGACACGTTCTTCGAAAAAACAGGTCGTAAAATCCCTTATGCTAGTGATGTTATCACTTGGACAGAAGAAGACCGTTTGACTCAACTTGGAACAGGTATTGCTCGTACTGCGGATGTCTTTACTTTGGCAGACCATACTTTTAGAGTAGGTGAGATTATTCAAGCTTTTTTGCCTGATGGATCAGTTTCAAGACAAGGTAGAATTTCTGCAACAACAACCAATACATTTACTGCTTCTTGTGGAGATGCTGCTGGGTGGACTGCATTAGGAGCGACAGGAATTTCTGCATTTGCCGATATGTCGGAATTCCAAAAAGGTTCTGCTGGTATGCAAGAGTCTTTAAATACAAAATACCAACAATATACGACTCGTGGAACCATCACTAAAGAGATGGCAAACGAAAACCGTACTAACTTAACTCAAGTATCTTGGTTAAAAGCAACCAACAACACAACAGGAGAAGCTCTAGGTTATGTTTGGTATGATGTAAACAAATACAATGCAGAAAGACGTTTTAGAAACAAACGTGAATCAGCTAACTTCAACTCTAAAGATTGGGCTGGAGATTTACTTGCTGCTGGTTATAAAGGTCGTCAAGGTATGCTTGATGCTTTTGCTCAAGGAAACATCTTCGCTGGAACTATTTCAGATAGAGCATCTGCTGAAAGTATGATTAATCGTTTGGAAAAACAAGGTCAAATCAGAAACAATGTAATCTACGGAACAACTCAATTTTGTTTTGCTCAAGACTTATTTTTGGCAGGACAATCTAGCGCAACTGGATTAAACTACGGTTCTTTCCAAAATAGTGAAAAAACAGCATTAGACTTATCTTTCAAAGGATATTCTTTAGGAGGTTATGAATTTCACTATTCTCCTTTACAGTACTTGAAAGAGGCTACTGCTCAAGGTGCAATCACAGGAATCAGCAAAGTAAACGGTTTCTTAATTCCAGGTGGTTCTCAATCCGTAACTGACCCAATGGAAGGTACAACTTCGGTTAAACCTAACATACACGTTCGTAACAGAGCTTACGGATCACTTAACCGTGATTACGAGATGGTAGTACGTGATTGGGCGCAAGGCACGAGTCTTACAGACACCGTAACAACTGAATGGAGTTCAGAGCAAGCAGTTGTCGTAATCGGGCGCAACAACTGTATTTTATTCCGTGGCTAGAGGTTTATTTATTGATAGTTAATTTAAAAAGCCAATCATTACGATTGGCTTTTTTTATTAGATGAAGCTTTAATTTTCTGATTCTTCCAAAAATCAAGAAGACTTTGAGTAGTCATTATTTTGCATCGGTTGTGGTATGGGTCTTGGTTCAACTCGATAAGTCTTTTTTCGTGGTCCTGAATCCTAGCTTCTATTTCGTTTATTGTAGCCATTTTTTATTCTTTTGTTATTCCGAGTTGTATTGATATTCGTTTTAGTTCTGATTTGTTTTTTAATATTCCGTAAAAACACTCTCCAAATTTATCAGAATTAATTTCAATTGATCCTTCTTTTTCTCTGAACACTAGTCGTATATTTCCATTTTGGAAATTAGAGGTTTTATGAATGTAAAACCATTCTTTTTCTACACAACAATCTAATTCCCAATTTTCACTTTCAATATCTTCTCTGTCTAGGTGTTTTACTCTAAACGCATCTTTAATCAAATGCGTATTCAAACTATAAAATTGAACATCTCTACCATTTATAATATGTTGTTCAAATAATTCGTTATCTGGAATTTCTATTTCTTTACCAAAAAGACATTTTCTTTCTATGTGTTTAGTTAATGCTTTTCCAATTAATTCTTGTGATTTATATTCGCATTCAAATCCAACGTGAAATTCTTCTATTGTCGGTATGTAATATTTAGTATCGCTCATTTTTATATTTGTTTACCGTGTTTGATTACGAAATAAAGTTTTCCTGGTTCTGCTCCCCAATCAGGATTTCCTTCTCTTATTTCAATTCCTGCGTGTTCGTATTTAATTATTCTTTCGGTATCTCCTGTTTTTGGATAACCTAAAGTCATTGTGTTTTGAGTAAAATGAGCTATTTCGCAATTCCAAAATTTCTCTAATTCATAAATTGAATTAAAATAATGTAGTGGATTTTGTAAATGACATACCAATTCATCAAATTGCAAATAATCCAATTCTTTAAATCTCCAAACCAACCTCTTAACCCAATAAGGAGTTATTTCCCTATAATCTTCGGTTTTAATTCCTGCTTTGGTCATTTCAAACCATTTTGTTTTAAGCGAAAGTTGTAAATTACTCATTTTAGATAGTTTTATAATCCGCTACGGTTTGCGAGAATATATATTGATTTTTTCCTTTTTTAACTTGGCTATTAAATCTTGTTAATTCAAGTATTGTTAAAAACTCCTCAAAACTTTCAGGACTTCCTTTGTATGAGGCAATTTCGCAACCTTCATCGCCACTACAAGCTCCTGAATAACCTGTTGACACCTCTATTCTGTTTGATGTTTCGTAATAATTAGGAAATTTTACCTCTGCCCAATCAGTTCCACTCCATTCTCCTTCCGAGTATCTATGAAAATAACAAATACCGCTAGATGTTGGTTGTTCTGTAAGCTCTTTCGTTAATAAAAATTCTCTAATTTGTTTTTTTAAGTCTGTCATAATTTTTAGTTTGAATAACCACAATAAAAGTGCTTCGTAAATAAATCGGTTTCGGATATTAATGTAAATTTCATTATTTCTTATGGCAATATTACGCCATAATATTTAAACCACCTAATTTTTATCCAATAATAAACGACAACAAACGTTTGTACTTGAATAATATTTATCTTTGTTCTTTAAATTTAATCAATTAAATCAAATTAAAGTTATGGAAACAGCAAAAAAACCGCATCACTTATCGAAGGAAGGTAGAGCGTTAAGAGAGCAAGAAAACAATGCCAATGCAGATTTGCAGGAGAAATTAGAGAATGTACAAAACACGACTAATCCAGTAGAACAATACAAAGAAACTGGACAAATCCCTAATCAAGGAGAGGCAACAGTTCCTTTGTCGGTAGTTCAACAAATGATTGCAGATGCAATGAAAAATGTTGCTCCTGTTCAGCAATTTCAACAACAAGCACCTGCTCCAGTCCAATACGTAAAACAAGAATACGATATTGATGATATTCCAGAATGTAGAAATTGGGAAGCGAAAGACAGAGAGTATGAATACATTGGTGGCAAACCAATTTCGGCTTCAATTCCGTCAAAGCATACGGACCTGATTTCTTTGCAGTACTACAACAAAGAAAAGAACACTACACACGCTTTAAGGTATTCGTCAAACCAACCATCATTTTTCTCGGAAAAACAAAGTAAGGAACCTGGTTCTGTATTTTTGCCGGAAATTATCTTTGATTATGGACGATTAAAAGTTCCTGCAAGTAATGTGAATCTTCAAAAATTCTTGCATATCCACCCATTCAAAGACGTTATTTTCAAAGAATACGACCCGAAAGCAAAATCAAGAAAAGTTATTTCGGACGAAAAATTATTGAACAAAGCAGTAAATCTTGTATTTGAGGAAACAGAAATTACAAACAGATCAATTGCAAGTTTAGAATGTCCTAGTTATGTTGAATCTTGGGATTTAGAAATGGTTACAGAACATATTTTAGTGTTCGCAAAAGCTAATCCACAAAAATACATTGACTATACAGAAGACCCTGCTATTAAAGTTAAAGGAGTTGTTAAGTCGTCTTTAGCATCTGGAGAGTTGATTTACGAGAACTATCGTTTTATGACTAAAAACAGAGAGCCAATTATCGAAGTTCCTAAAAATCAGGACGAAATCGAAGAAATGGTTAAATACTTCCAATCAGGAATTGGTCGAAACCAATATGAATATCTTTTGAATATTCTTGGTAGATAAAAAAGTAAAACCCCTCGAATTTCGAGGGGTTTTTTATTTCACTTAACTGAAATTTCAGAGGATAAATTGTTTTGTGAGTAGTAAAATTAAAAATACATTTGGAAGTATAGATTTATTTTATATATTTGCATAACAAAATAAAGTAAAAATGTTAAATATGAATACCATAAAAGCGAATACAATTGTTGGGGATAGATTCCCGAGTAAGAGGCGTATGGTATAAAGTAATCACATTACAAATATATAAAAACCTCTTAAAGAAATTTAGGAGGTTTTTTAGTTTAGGGGAATTAGTATAGTGGCTATTACAGTAGTTTTGCAAACTACAAACACGGTTTCGACTACCGTATTCTCCACCAAAATAATAATATGAAAACTATTAAAAAGTATAAACGGTAATCTACTCTCAATAATTTTGGGAGTAGAAATCTATTCCCTTAAAACATTATTGGTGGATGTACTAAACTTTTAATTTAGGAAGCTTCGTTCGAATCGAAGTAAGGGAACAAAATGGAATATAGCTCAACGGTGGAGCAATCGCCTGATACGTGATCGGCTGTAAGTTCGAATCTTACTATTCCAACAAAAAAGGAAGATTAAGCCGAGTTGGTCTATCGGCAGCGCACTTGAAATGCGTCAACCCTTAATAGGGCGTGTGGGTTCGAGTCCTACATCTTCCGCTAATGGAAAGTAAACTAATCAGGTGGTTAGACTTGTTTGCTAAACAATGGGTAGGTAAAACTTTGGGAATCGTGTTCTCTGCTTTCCGCAAATACTTCACAGCGTAGGTTGTGCCAGTCGGACTCCAAATCTGTACTGTATCTGTTCGAATCAGATGTGTCGTGCTATAATAATGGATGTTTGGTGTAGATGGTTCGCACGAAAGACTGAAAATCTTTAGGACAGGGTTCGATTCCCGAATTTCCACAACTATCAGGAATGCTGACGGAGAAGCGTTAGGACTGCAAATCTTAAATTTAGGGTTCAATTCCCTATCCTGATTCTGAATATTGTGACTCATAAGCGACTCGAACGCCTATCCTCGGAGTCGTAATCCGAAATTCTATCCATTGAAATAATGAGTCTTTAGTACGAGTGAGAGGACTTGAACCTCCAAAGCTAACGGGTCTAAACCGCCAAGATGTGCCATTCTCAATAAAGCCACACTCGCATTTTGGGTGCTACACGAGAATCGAACTCGCATCAAAGGATTCACAGTCCTTCGGCTTAACCTTTTAGCCTAATAACACCATTTGTTGGAACACCAGGAATTGAACCTAGATTACTTGTGTCAAAAACAAGTGTAATAACCATTATACCATATTCCAATTTGTACCGTATGAGATAGTCGAAATCTCCTTTTTTGGTTGAAAACCAAATGTCCTGACCGCTAGACGAATACGGCTTTTTGTCTAAATGGTAGGACTCGAACCTACAATAATCCCGATTCCAAGTCGGGCAACCACACCAATGGATCGCATCTAGAAATAAAAAAACCTCCCGATTAGAGGAGGTTTAGTATTATATTAAAAATTTACATTTTTAGCCATACCAAGTACTCCCCATAATAAATATCGGTTCTTGTTGTTGGCGCAGATGCAAATTGTTAGTTTTCATACTGCAAACATATAAATTATATTCAACATACCAAAACAATTCAAATAATAATTACTCTTATCCGTTTGTTGTCGTTTATTTTTTATCTTTGTTTAAAATTCGCAAAAGATGATTTCAATAAATCGAGTACGCAATACAGTCTTATTTCTACTAGAGAAAAATAATCGTGGTTTTATTTCTCCTATGGAGTTTGATTCATTCGCTAATTTAGCTCAATTAGAGATATTTGAGAACTTGTTTTTTCAATATAACAAATGGGTAAACAATCAATATAATCATTTGTCTGGAGCCGAATTTTCGGATATACCAAAAAACATAAAGGAGCAAATAGACTTTTTTTTAACATCGACAACACCTTCTAATTTTACGTATGATGCGACAGATGATATTTGGACTTATACAGGAACTGATAATTATCGAACCTACGGACTTTCGCTTTTAAACGCATCGGGTAAAGCAGTAGATATTGAAGAAGTTTCAAAAGGACCAAAATGGAACAGTATGATTAACTCTAAATTAAACGCTCCAACCACAACATATCCGATTTACTGTAAAATAAAAGATTCATATAGAATTGCCCCAAAAGTTCCAACAGGATATACAACCGAACTTCTTTTTATAAGAACGCCAAAACACCCTAAATGGAGTTATGTGCAAGATGCTGATGGAAATCCGATGTTTAACGCAGGTGCGAGTGACAAGCAGGACATAGAATTGGAAGAAAGCTTGTATTATCCATTGGTAATGAAAATACTTTCTTTTTGTGGATTATCTGTAAAAGAAAATGAAATAGTAGCCGTTGCTGCAAATGCCGAATTAGCTATAGACCAAAAGCAATCATAAGATATGAGTTCAATGAATCCTCAAGAATATTACGAAACCGAAGAAAATCACGGTTCTTATTCCTATGTGACGTTGGAAGAGATGGTTTTGAATTTTATGCAAAACTTTACTGGCGATGGTACGATTTTGAATAACGTCCAACGGTCAAGAGTTATTTATAATTTAAAACAAGGAATCAAGAAATTCTCTATAAACGCCTTACACGAAATAAAAGCCGTAGAACTTGAATTGGGAGATACTTTGGATGTAATATTGCCTCCTGATTATGTGAATTATGCTAGAATTTCTTATGTAAATCAAGAAACAGGACAATTAATGGTTTTGTCGAGAAACGAAAATATGCCTTTGGCTACTTCTTATTTACAAGACCACGATGCAGATATTTTATTTGACGATAATGGATATGTTCTTGAAGCAAATTCTCTTCTTTTAGAAGCTGCCGATAAGCCTAAAAGCGAGGTATTAGATGTTAATTGTGTTGATTTTATGGGTGGTTTTATAGCTAATGACAATCGTTATAGATATAAAATAGACCCAACAACGAACATAAACGGGACATTTAATATTGACACAAGACAAGGGAAAATTCATTTCAGTTCGGACAATGCAAGTAGAATCATAATGCTTGAATACATTTCTGATGGTTTAGAATATGAATCAGAAAGCGATATTAAAGTAAGTAAATTAGCAGAAGAAGCCTTATACAATTACGTGAATTACGAGTTAATGCGAAACTTGTTTAAAGTTCCTATGTACGAGAAAAACGAAGCAAAAAAAATGTGGTTCGCAAGTTTTACAAACGCTAAAATAGCGATGATGGACATTAGAATACCCGATGTAATGCTGTTTTTAAACGGTAAGCGATAAATTTTAAAATAATATGAAATTTCAAAACCTTTTTAGTCTCGGTACGGTAAATACGGATAGTGAAGCTCGTTTCGTTGAACCTAACGAATTGATAGATGCGGAGAATTTTTTCGTTACAACAGTTGATGGTTCAAATTTAGGCGTTGGAAAAAATGCCCTTGGCAACGCATTGAAAACCGCTTATAACATTGTTGGAGGGAAAAATTACGGAACAGGAGTTGACAGCACAAACAATTTAATTTACAACATTGTAAAAGGAACAAACCACGATTATATCATTGAATATGATACAGAAACTGCATTACCAGAACCAGTTATCGTACTTCAAAGTACAACAGGAACTCGATTAAACCTTAAAGAAGGAGAAAGAGTTTTAAATGTTGAGATTGTTTACAACGAGAAGCCGTATAATCCAATAACAAAAGAGGGCGGTAATTTATTGAAACTTTCGGGGGATAGCAATCCTCCAAGAATAATCAACATCAACAGAGCTAAAACGTGGGGAGTTGATGGTTTTACAGCAGAAGAAATTATGCTTATAAAAGCACCACCTCTTTATCCACCATCTGTTACTCTTATTAGAACTTTTG